GTCCCTGTTGTGGTGTGAGCAATTCCACGCGTTGAATGCCTTCCACATGCAGTCCGGCATACAGGCCACTGATGGCAATATCACGGCCTAAGCGGAATGTGTCTGTGGTGTAGGCGGTGATGCGGCGCTGTGCTTCGGACAGGACGACCGCTGCATCCGGTCCGGCGTAGGTGTGCAATCGTGCGTGGACTTGGTAGTCAGTGATCTGTGCCGGTTGTACGGTGACATGATCGGTCATCGGTCGTACTGATTCTTGGTTAACCGCCGCCATCACGGCGTCAAGTACGTCTTGTGAAGGCTGTCCGTTGGCGCTGCGTGATAGCACGGTGATGATGACGTCCCCAGGGGTTGGACTGGTGGCACTGACGTCACGCACGTCGGCATGGGCGCTGATGGCATGGTAGATGTAAGCGCCTTCCGGACCGGCGACGCTGTAGCCTTCCGGTGCAAGGACGATACGCCGCCGGAAGGCGGCATCACTCTCCATCGTCGGGGCAATGCCCTTAGAGGGGTCACCTGCATCCAGCACGAGGCGCTTGACGCGGAATAATGCGGCTAAATGGTCCAGGTCGGCATCGCTGGCCAAGGCCACCATCACGGCTTTGGCATCTTCGTTACTTTGGTAGCGGCGCACGGCTTCGCGGTAGGCGGCCACTTCCAGCAGGGTGTAGATGGGGTCTGAGGGCAGGAGGTCTTTCAGGGTCGGATCACGTGCCGCCAGATCAGCCAGCATTTCTTGCAAAATCACGTCTGCGGCCACTTGCCGTATCACATCCGGCATGGGCAGCTTGGAGATATCAATCGCCGTCAGGGTGTTGTCCATCAACGCACCTGGATGCCGTCTAGGGTGACGGTTTTACCCGCAGGCAGGTACTGGGCGATCAGGTCCAGGATGACCGTGCCCGATGCGGTGGCGCGGGCCGTCACTTGGCGCAGTCTGATCCGTGGTTCGTGGGCGGCAAGGGCTTGTGCGGTGGCCGCGTACAGTTCCATTTCCAGGGCGCGGGTGATCGGGGCATCAAGCAGGTGCGGTAGCCTGCTGCCGTAATCACGGCGCATGATCCGGCTCCCCAAGGGGGTGCTCAAGATGTTCTGCACCGATTGGCGCAGGTGGTCGATGCCATCAAGCGGCTTTCCGGTGTGCATGTTCATTCCGCGCATGCTCAGCAGCTTGGGGGGATTCCCTGGGCGGTGTCCTGTGGCGGGTTTTCCTTAGCGTTTCTTTTATCGGTTACCGATATATGCAACGCATGATCAGGAGTTTTTCCGACAGGATATGGGGCATTTGCTCAATGGTTTAATGTGGGTTCGACTGGCTATAGCTGCCGCTGGATGTATACCGATCATTTACGGTATACAATCGGCTTTGTGATCAAAAGTTTCCGCCACAAAGGCATTCAACAATTCTTCCTCGAGGGATCAACCGCTGGTATCCAAACCAAACACGCCGCCAAACTGCGTATCCAGCTCACCGCGTTGGAGAGTGCTAAGCACCCCAAAGATATGAATGCTCCAGGCTGGAAACTGCACTCACTAAAAGGCGCTGACTTAAAAGGTCATTGGTCCATCTGGGTAAATGGCAACTATCGCCTCACGTTTGCTTTTGAAGGCGAAGACGCAATCTTGGTCGACTATCAGGATTACCACTAGGAAACACACGATGAAACGTATGCACAATCCCGCACATCCAGGTGAAGTGTTGCGTGAGTATCTTGGTGATCTCACTGTGACCAATGCGGCTGCAAAGCTTGGCGTCAGCCGTGTCGCTTTGTCGCGTATTCTCAATGGTGCCAACGGCATCTCTGCCGATATGGCCCTACGCCTGGAAGATGCGCTTGGCACCAGTGCAGAGATGTGGGTAGCCATGCAGTTCAAGTATGACCTGTGGGTTGCCAGTCAGCAGCCACGCCCGAAGATCACACGCCTTCATGTGTAACCGCCTACCCCTGCGCTGGGGTGGTGGGTGCATTGGGTCCTTGGGCCGTATGGTGGTGACGTTGTAGGCCAATATCTGCGGCGGTGATGTCGCCTTGTGCGTGAATGGTGCCGTCTACGGTGAGGTTGCCGGTGAGGTGGACGCTGGGCGTCTCCAGAGTCACGTGGTCGCTGGCATTGAGGGTGGCGCTGGCGCATATCAGGGTGACGGTGCCGGATGCGGCGGAGGCATCCACGGTCAGGGCGTGGGCTTGGCGGTCATAGGTGATGCGTGTGCCGTCGCCAAACAACAGGCAGGGCTGGTGGGCGGTGCTGCTGGGTGCGGGGAAGGTCTCTTGGTAGAGGCTGCCAGGCAAGACGATGCCCAGTGCTGAATCCCCATTGGGGCAAAGTGCAATGACTTGTTCCCCCAGGTGCGGCAGCCACCAGGAGCGGTCGGCTCCGGCACGTGAAGCCATCACCGGCAGCCAGCCAGTGAGCAGTTCTCCGGCTTCAATCCGCACGCAGGCGGTCGCAGGGTCCAGTGCGGCGACGGTCCCTTGAAGGATCAGGTGCGCTAATTGGCGGGTGTGTTCGTTGAGTGTCTGTCTCACGGGGCGATCTGGTTGTAGTTGTCTTGGAAGGAGGGGCCGGTCTGCGGTGTGAAGGACAGCCATAGGTGGGTGGGCAGGGTGCCTGCATGGGTCCAGGCGCTGTTACCAAGAAAGACTGGTTGTTGCCATTCCACGGTCCAGACGACGTATCGATCTAATTCGGCGTTAAATTCGTCTGGGTAGATGGCAATCACGCGACACGGATCGGTCGGTATGCCACGCCAGCGGCGCTGGTACAGCCAGGTGCCCAGGGCGGCGGCGGCCAGACGTGCTTGCAGGTGGGTGGTGGGGTCGCGGTGCCCTAGGACAAGCCGTGCCTGAAAACGCAGCAGGGCGGGGAATTGTCCGGTGCCTGCATCGTTTTCGGGGGCGGGTTCGATCTCACTCAGGGTCAGTAAACAGGCGGGCATGGGCAATTGGTGGTCTTCATCGTCCTGGTAAAAGGTCACGGTGGCCAGGTCTGGGAATTGCGCTGCAATTTGGTCGCGGATGGCGGTATGCAGGGCGTCTAGGCTTATGTCGGTGTGCGTGTCCGCCATTGCAGTTCGTGCTCAAACAGGGTGTAAAAGCGTGCTTCAAAGGAGGCTGTGTCAAGAAGGCCGTTTTCAATATAGGTGATGGAGGGGGCGTAAATGTCCGCTGTTTGAACGGCCACGGGGTAGCGGGCGCGGCCCAGGCGTTTGAGTACCTGCCGTTTGCCGCGCACTGTGGCGATGAATGCGCCTTTGATCTGACGTCCGCCAAGGGCGCTGACGCCGCTAGCGGTGGCTTTGGGGTTCAGCCATAGGAGGGGGACGGGGTTCAGGCCGTACCACACTTTCATCTGGTCGCGTTGTCGATAGGTGCGCAGGCGGCGGCGCACGATCTTTTGTTGGAGTTGCAATGCATCGCTCAGCCCACGCACGGAGCGGGTACGCAGCCAGGCCGCCATTTTGATGCTGGCCGAACGTAGGGCCTGTTGCATCTGGGTTTCCGTGGCGTTGAGTGCTTGCGCGATGGCGGTGAGGCTATGGGTGTGGATGTGGACGCCAATCATGGGGGCACCATCGGGGCCAGCCGCACGAGGGCCATGCCGGTTCCATCCGGTTGTGGGTCGTGGGTGAGGCGGTAGTGGCGATCTTCAATGCGGGCGTAGTCATGTTTTTTGAAGCCCATAACATCGGTCTCTTTGCAGGTAAAGGAGGGTTCCGGGGCGTTCATTCTGTAGTCGCCGATGTCCGCATCAATGTAGGTCGCGTCAAAAACAATGGTGCATTCATGGACGCGCCCCGTTTTCTCCGAGTGCAACTGGGCTGTCACGGCAAAATCATCGGTTTCTAGGAAGGCGTCTAGATCGTCCCAGCAGGGGTGGTGCATCAACGGCGACCGCCGCGTTGGGATGGCTTCTCATTGGTTTCTGTACGGGTCAACGTGTTGGGCGTGGGCGTTTCGCCGCTGGGTGGGTCGATGATCACCCCCACGGGGCCATCGGCATCACCGGCAAGCTCAGCACGGCCACGGCGCATTAAATCGTGCGCCAGTGCCGTAGGGACCTGGACGATTGTGCCAGGGCGGTAAATCAGGCCTTGAATCACCACCGCAGCGCTGATTTTGAGGGTGTTTGTCGTCGTCGGCATGGTGTGTTCCTCAAGGGTCAGGCGGCTGCGCCGTAGCAGAAGCTTTCGGTACGACGGATGTTAAAGTCGACGTCTTGGAACACGACAATCCGGGTGCCGCCGCTGGTGCTGAGGCTGTAGGGGTCAACGGTGATATCTAAGCCTCCCCACATGGCAATGATGAGGTCCGCCCAGTTCCCAAAGAAGACATCACCGGCCTTAATCTGGTTGGACACGCTGGCGGGGTAGCCGTTGACGGTGTTGCCGGATTCCCAAATCGTGCCGCTGGCGGCGGTCTGGGGAAACTTCAAGGCCGTTTTGGCATAGCCACGTATCCCTGCATTGAAGGCGTAGGACATGGCGTTCACATCTGCGTTGTTCAGTGCAATTTGCGTTTCCATCTGGACAAGTTCAGCAAATGTGGGTTGCCCTTTTTGTGCAAAGGACACGGCGTTAATGCCGCTGTGATGTTTAACGCCTGTGGGTTGCATATCCGAGCCGCTGCCGTAGATGGCGGCACGGTCCACTTCCAGGGCCATGACGTTCAGGAGGTCGCTGCGGACGATTTGTTCGGCATCCGGGGTGGATTGCAAGAGCAGACGCCGGGTGATGTCGGTATAGGCGGCCAGTGATTTGGGGGTGAAGTGGATTTGGTCCAGGGCCGGTTTGCTTTTTTCCGGTGAGTCACCTTCCCCCACCCAGTAGGCTTGGGTGGTGCCTTTCTGTCTAGGAATATCGACGTTGCCAACCAGGCCGCCCATCACGGTAGCGCGCTGCATGACCCAGGTTTTATTACGCAGGATTTCGATAAAGGAGGAGGCGTGCAGTTCGGTGGCAATGATGTTGCCGCCGGGGCCGTCCGTCGGGGTGGTGGTGGAGAAGGCGCGGTTCAGGACGTCCGAGGGGATCAGCAGGCCGCGCGCCTGTTTGCCGTAGGTTTTTTCTGCGGCGGCGGAGCAGGCAATCTCGAAGGCCGCGGCGTTGCGGTCGGTCTGGCTGGCATTAGGCAATAACGCGCGGACCGCGCGGACGATGCTGTAGTGCCGTATTTCTTGTGTGGACAGGCCGATGCCGGTGTCAGTGTCGGTCTGTGGTTCGGATTGAGGCATGGATGCTTTGTCCGTCAGTTTTGTCAGTAAGGCGCGCTGGAATGCTTCCGGTGAGTGGCCTTGGGTAATGTAGTCATGCGCTAGTTCCAAGTGCCCGTAGGTTTTGCCAAGGTCCGCAATGTGTCTGACACGGGTCCGCTCGGCATCGACGCCGTTGAGGGTGCCGGTATCGTTGGATGTCGGCTGGGGTGTGCTGGTGGTGTCGGCATGGGTGGGGGGTGATGGTTCCGTCATGGTTTGGTCCTCAGGGGTGCATGGAGTGTGTGGTGCGGCGGCGGGGGTGTCCTGTGGCGGATTTTCCAAGGCGCGCCCGATGCCGACGGAAGGGTCGGCAGGGATGCTGACAATGGAGATTTCAATAGGCTCCCAGTCCGTGGCGCGGTATAGGGGGCCTGTGTCGCGTTGGCCGATCACTTCGACTTGATGCACCAAATAGCCCACTGAGACGTGTTTACGGATGCCGTCCAGGACATCTCGTAAGATTTCTTCAGCACGTGGGCTGCGCCCGAAGCGCACGATGGCGCGTCCGCGGTGGTCGCTGTCAATAGAGGCCGATTCGACAACGCCAATCTGATCGCGCGGGTTGTGGTCCAGGAGTAAGGCGGCACCGTTGTCAAGACGGTGCAGGCGCACTTCGCCGGGGCGGTGGCCGAGAATG